TAGCGCCAACCCCACCGCACCGATTAACCCAGTGACTGGCCAGCTATGGTTTGACAGTGCTAGCGGCTTGCTGAAGATATTTACAGGTACTACGTTTAAAAGCCTTAGCTCTGCAGCAGCACAAACTACGGCACCTACCACCAATGTCATTGGCGACATGTGGTTCGACACTTCCCTTTCGCAGCTTAGAGTTTTTGACGGCACCACGTTTGTTCTAATCGGACCACAGGCTGCATCTGGCGCAGGGTCAGGAACGTCTGGCGCAGTTGTTAGCACTGTACAGGACAGCATTGCAGTAGATCATATTATTATTAAGATCTACGTCGAGAATGATGTCGTTGCGATAATTAGCAAAAGCCCACCATTTTTACTAGGCACGCCACTTACTGGCTTTGCATCTACTATTAACCCCGGTGTGCAATTAGCGACATTAATTAATGGACAAAACCCAGGATTCACTGGCACTGCAACTAATGCTGCATTGCTTGATAGTATCGCCTCGACAAGTTTTGTGCGCAGCGACGCAGCAGATACAAAGACTGCCGGCGACTTAACGTTTGTAGACGGTGTTAAAGCTAGCTTTGGCACCGGCGAAGATCTTAGTATCTTCCACAACAGTGCTGATTCGTTCTTACAAAACACAACGGGTAGCATCATAATCGATAACACCACGTTGGGTGGCACAACGATATTAAAATCAAACGACAGCGGTGGTACTTCGCGACTAAGTATCTCTGCTGGTGGCAACACGCCAGAGGTTATTTTGTATCATGGTGGCGCAGCTAAACTCACCACTACCGCTACCGGTGCTGACGTAACTGGCGTGTTAACAGTCGATGGCACCGCCGTAGTACTAACTTCGGCCATTGGTGTATCTGTCCAAGGGCACAATGCAGACTACGTTGTGGATGCATCGTATGTACACACTGATGTTAATTTTACTGCCGCGTTAAAAGCAGAATATGATTCTGCCGTTGCAATAGCTATTGCACTCGGCTAATGGTACTAAATAACAATATTAATAGAGGTAATTATTTTGGCTAATACATTTACAAGGGCAGCGATTGCGATCCCAACATCAGGTACACCGGTTACGCTGTATACTGCAACTGGCGTCAAGGCAGTGGTTCATGCATTGTTTATTTCAAATACAGGCGGCGCCGCAATCACAGTAACCATTGAAGTTGTAGTTGGTGCAACACCGTACTCATTGGGTACGAATTTAGTCGTACCGGTAGGCCAGACATTGAATTTTGAGAAACCTATTAATTTAGATGATACTGATGTGATTCGAATTACGTCTGATACAAACGCATCCACTACAGCATACGCAAGTATCTTAGAAGTTAGCTAATAGGGGCATTATATGTTTTATACAGGTAGAGGCGCAGCAGAAATATCAGCAGAATCATTTGCTGGGACTGGATCCAACGCTAACTTTACATTGTCGTACGCTCCGGTTAGTGCAAGTCATATCATTGTTTGTGTTGACGGGCTGATGCAAACTCCAACTGACAGCTACACCGTGTCAGGCACCACGCTTACGTTTACAGGATTTCCTCCTGACGGGGCGGCGATAGTAGTTAGAACGACGGCAGTGTAATGGCACTAGTTAAGATAAGCGAAACTAGTCTTAAAGATGAAAGCATGATCTCAATAGTGGGTCATGTTATTTCTTACGCAGACGGCGCAGCACCAACTGGGTACCTGAAGTGTAATGGCGCAGCAATATCACGAACAACTTATGTTGATTTATTTAACTTAATTGGAACCACTTTTGGGGTTGGTGATACTACCACCACGTTTAACTTACCTGACTTACGAGGTGAATTTATTCGTGGTTATGATGATGGTGCTGGCGTAGATAGTGGGCGTGTCTTTGCATCTTTCCAAGATGAGGTGTCAACATATGTTGACGCAATGTCGCGAGCAAACGTCGCATCACTTACCGCAGTTGACGTTCCGCCCACCGGGTGGAGTAGTTATTTAAACCACTTCGACAATATAACTGACCGGTGCAGGGTGCAGAACTATGGTTATGAAATGCGTCCGCGAAATTATGCGTTACTGTACTGTATAAAGTATTAAGGACGGGTATGGCACTAGTAAAAGTACACACAGATATGACACAGTTAACAGCCGACCAGAAGATATTTGTCGGTCATATCGTTGCGTTTCCGGATATCACCATACCGACTGGGTACCTGAAGTGTAATGGCGCAGCAATATCACGAACAACTTATGTTGATTTATTTAACTTAATTGGAACCACTTTTGGGGTTGGTGACGGCTCATCCACGTTTAACTTACCTGACTTCCGCGCAGAGTTTGTTCGCGGGTTTGATGATAGCAGGGGCATCGATATAGGGCGAAGCGTAAACTCCTCTCAAACCGATCAATCAAACTCATTCAAATATTTCGGCACCGACACGTCAGGGTCAGCAACTACCTCTGTTAGCGTTCTGTCCGACGGAACACTAAGCGCCTGGATGGGGTATTACTGGGACAATGATGGTATGCGACTTAATAACAGCGGAAATGACGCCAGACCACGTAACAGATCAATGATGTATTGCATAAGGTACTGATGTGGGAATAATTAAAATTGACAGAGATATGTTTGCTGAAACAAAGATTTTTGTTCCAGTGGGCCATTTGATT